ATACGTTGGCTGAAAAAAGAACTCTTTGCTAAATCTTGAATCGCTTATGCCAGTATTTTGCCCAGCAGAAATATCACCAGTAACATAGTAAAAAGAATCATACATATTGTTAGGATTAACTCCTGTATTTCTGACAATATCATATTGACTGTATGCGACTCCAGTAGCGTAGTTTCCTTTTAAAGTACTTCCTGTTATAAAAGGTGCGCTCCAATTTAATAAGCTTGACGACTGATCTGAATTTAAAGAAACGTTAACTGTATGAAGATCATTTTCGTTAAAAGAATTCTCTATGTTTGAGCAAAACATATTGATCGGTTTATAGATCTGAGCTGGATCAGTATATTGAAAATATCCAGTTCCATTTAACGATTCAAAATAGCCAGCAATCTTTCTCGCATCTTCTTGCTTTCTGTTTTCAAAAGGCAAGTTCATTGCCATTTGCAAATGATTTAAACCTTTTGGCATAACGTGCATATAATTATCTGTTGTAGTATATGACGCTAATTCAGCAGAGAAACTAACTGTTGCTCCATAAGAAGCCGTAAATCCCAGTGATGCTGGGATTGTTCCAGTTACGTTTTGATCTCTGTCGTAAAAGAAAGACATTAGATAAATCCTTGATAACTAAGAGTTATCATCAAATCATCAGTTGCGGATGAATTTAATGATTCACTAATTAATTCCATGTTCTCCATTGTAAATGAGGCCAATGACCCTACATTTATTTTAATTCGGCGCTTATTAGAGTCAACTATATAATCAAGAACTCTTTTTGATTGATAGTCATCTACTGCAATAGTAAATTCCGCGTTAACTTTGAAAGGCTTTATTGTAGATACTTCTGTTGGGACGCTTCCTGTTGGATGATAGTACGGTTCTCTTTTGCACTCGACTGAATAAGTAAATGATTCAATTCTATTAGTGCCGCTACCGTCACACTCTATAGTAATGTCGTTTGGTCTAATAATTGAAAGTTTACCAGTTTCTGCTGCTCCAGTTGAACCAACTCCAGAACCGACTTGCCCAAATATAGAAAAGCTTGCGCTTAAATTAGGAAAGTTGCCGACCGAACAAGCAACAGAATAGGAAGAAAGATAAGCCGATTCAAAGCCAAAATTCTTTCCATTATAATTTACAGCTCCACTTACAGGAGTTAATCCAGTAAAATTTAAAAAGAAATCAGAAGGCGACAAATACTTTTGAACGCTTAAAGTTGATTGCGGCGGATTAGAAGAAAATGTTTTGAACTTAGAATAGCCAATAACATTGATATGATCAACAGGAAGCGAATAACCAAAATTAACACTATTGACGCCAAATACTTTGACGCCATTAATGTATAAACTATTTTCGTAGTTCGATACTGATGACTTCATTATCTAGTTCTGAGTGATCCGCCCAAACGCTTCTCTTCGTTAAGGGTTTCAAGCACTACAGCCTTTATCCGTTCTGACATTTTCTTGTAATCTACGCCACCTTGTGATGTTTGACCTTGTGATTCAGTAGAAGCATTACCTCCAGAAACATTGATACTGATGTTTACCGCTGTTCCTGTATTAGCGTCAACTTTAGCTTTTGAATCTGTTGATTCAGTTGTTGTTTCTGTTTCTGCGCCAGCGTATCCGCCTTCCGCGAATTTAGCGCGGCCAGAATTCATTGAATCCAAATATTGTTTACCGTATTTACGAACGGTTGCGCGATCCATAACGTATTCGCCGCCCATTAACAAGGCTGGAATATCATCTGTTGGTCCGCCGCCGTTGTTAAAGCCGCGAATCATTCCGCCATAAGCTGGTTGCTTTATGTTATAGGACTTACTAAACATATTTCTTAAACTCTGATACGAATCTGTTCCTTGTCCAGCCTCTCCAAAATTAGTTGAAATCTTTTCTGTTAAAACTCGCCCAGCTTCGTCTAAATTTTTTTGCCCTACGTCTGGAATCTTTGCGCTACTAGGTTTACTCAACGCCCCAACTCCCATATTTACAGCTAGCGCTAGAGCAGTTCCAACTATTTGCTGCTGCATCGCTTTTCTTTGTTGTGTTCTATAGGCTTCTCTTTGAGCAATCAATTCAAGACCTTGTTGTTGAGCGCTTGTAATTTCTCCCTTGATTGTATCTTCGTTCATCAAGCCAAATCTAGAAAGTCTTGCGCTTTGATCTTCAAGGTTAGCGAACGCTGTTGATTTGCTTCCTCTTAAAACGTCAGTAGCACCGCTTGTTGTTGTTTGGTTGGCGAATTTGGACAATTGGTCGTACCCAGAAATTTCCGATCCTCCACGAACACCGGGCAAGAAGATGCCGCCGTTATTCATTTTTGCTATATTCTCCGCGCCGTATTTTTGAACGGCGGATTTACGCATAACGTATTCGCCTGAACTCAACATTGCAGGAACGTCATCACGAATCCCAGAACCTCCAGTAACAAAACCGCCGCTAGCAAATTTTTGAACGTAGCCTCCTTTAGCCGCTGTTTTTAGCGTCGGGAATACGCTTGGCAAAGCTTTTGATAAACCAATCATAACGTTGTTCGACGCTTGTTGTAAAAATGCTTGCTGCATAGTTTTCAGGAATCCTTGAGCAACGCCTTGAAGCGCTCCACGTAAATCGTCCGTTCCGCTTACAGCCGCGCCCAACGCATCTCTAAGTCCATCTCTAAATCCAAGGGTAGTATTATAAGAGAATGTTTCTGTAAAATTATAAGCTTCTTTATTGATATCCGTCATAGCTCTTACAGCGCCAGCTTGAGCTGGAGACTTTTCTCTTAAAGCGGCTATTTCATATTCATAATCTCTATAATTCTTTAACTGAGCTAAAGCTATTTCTCTTAAGTTATTTTGAATCTCTATTTCTTTTGTACTATTAGCGTCAGCATCTGCTATTAGTTTAGCAGCTCTGCTTTGCGCTTCTCCTTGAGATTCGTCTGATAATACTCTAGATTTTACAAAATCGTTTGCTAATTTAAAATTTTTCGCAGCAATTAAATTATCTAAACGCTCTTTTTCTTGAGGTATAAGAAAATTTAGAGCATCAGCGCTTTTTTTATAAGCTTCAACTCTATCTGTTTCTGATTGAGTTATCGCGTTTTCATAAGATCTATCTATAGCTCTTAGCTCTGTTGTTTCCGCTATCTGCGCATTAAGTTCCGCTAATTCTTTTTGATCTTGTCTTGTCGCAAACGGTTTTGTAGAAATTCTATTCTGTAAACTTATTAGTTTTGTTTGAAGAGTTAAATCTTCTTCTGCTCTTTGTCCTGTTCTTTGTATATCGGCTAATTTTCTTTCTGCTGCAACTCTATCTTGTATAGCAGAAAGTCTGATTTGATCAGCTTTTATTAATTTTTCTGTTTCTATAACTTGTCTTTGACTTATTTTGAACGAATCTTCTTGAGCTTGATTCGTGTCTTTTTGTCGTTTTAGTTGTTCACCTAACTCTTTCAAATACTGTTGTAGTATAAGTGCGCCATCAGTTTTTAAACCTTTAAATTCTTCTTCCAAACTTCCCAAGTCTTCTTGTGCTTTTACTTTCTGCACAAGCGCATTAAAGGCTTTCTCATCAATTGTAGCTAAAGCTGAATTAGCCTTTACTTTTGCGAAAGTATCTTTTAACGCCTGATCTTCAAGATCGGCGCGTTGTTGAGCGAATTCATTTATTTTTTGATCAAACTCTGCTTCAGTTTTTTGAGATTCATTTTGACTTCTAGAATTTTCAATAAGTTTCGCCCGCGCTCTTGCTCGATCAACTAGATTTTTATTTGCTTTTACATTAAAAGCATTTTCAAATTCAAATATTGCTTTTTGGACAATCAATCTTGTATTTAAATCATCTACTATTTTCTTTCTCTCGCCAGCCTCTTGTTTTACAAGATCGTTTATTCGTGATTGAGTATCCGATATGCTCTTCACCAAAACTTCTAAATCAGCTTCAATTTGTTTTCTTTCAGTAGCGATTTCAAATTGCCTTCCAGCATCAAATGTTCCTTTATCCAAACTCATTGTATCTGCTTCGGCAGCTAATCTTTGATATTTTTCGCTTTTTTCTATATACTGATCTACAAATGTGTCTTGCGCTTCTTTAGGGGTTTTTGAACTCTCTGTAATTGTTTGTATTTTGCTTTCAGCA